AAGGAAGAGTGGGTGAAGGAACTATGTCAGCATTGTCATGGTAAGGGAGAAGTCAGCACAGCGTGCAGAGGGTGTAAGGGTAAAGGTATTGTCCTGGATGAAAAAAGGACCCGGCTTCATGGCACACCTGTTTATAAGATTTGTGGGCGTTGCAATGGAAAACGGTTTAGTCGTTTACCAACAACACTGGCGCGGCATCATGTCCAGAAGCTGGTACCGGACCTGACTGATTATCAGTGGTACAAAGGATATGCAAATGTCATTGATAAACTGGTTACAAAGTGCTGGCAGGAAGAAGCGTATGCTGAGACACAATTGAGGAAAGTGACGAGATGAATGATTTTCGACGAAAATGGCGACATGATGCTTGCATTTTTCAAAAAAAATGGATAATGTTTTCTCAATGATGGGCATTGTGTGTCCGGCTTTAATAAAAAGTAGAAAACCCGCTGATGTGCGGGTTTTTTTTCGGAATTTTAGATGTGTGGCATTGAAATGGTATTCGGCGAGTAGGTAGAATTTAAACTTTCGTCTCGTCTGGATCGACATGATGTTTCAAGCCTTCCAAACAGCAGTATTTAAAAATGTTGCAGAGTATTTAAAAGGGCGCTTCCCTCATAAGTCGTTAGGGCTCGTATATGCCGACGAGCTGGTACTAAAAGATATGGAGTTCCTCAAGGCGAACAATAAACTGCGGTGGGATCCCGGACTAAAGTCGCGAGTGTTTATGGATATGATGGAAGAACACCCGATAAAACTAGTTGTTTATTATCGTGGGGAGCCTATTGGATTTGCATTTGGGTGTTACTGTAAGCCGAAAAATGCGGTGCATATTTGCTGGATGGAAAAACGTAATGATGCACATGAAGACCTAGACCATCAGATGCTTGGTATCGTTTTGGATTGCTTCTCTGCATATGCACGATTTCTGAACCTTCAGGGTGAATCTATTGATTCGATAGCTTTAGTTAGTCCAGTTGATGGGGCAATAAGATACTATACTGAAAGTGGTTTTGAGTACATTGCTGATTACGAACGAGGTGGTTGCGCAATGGTGCTTAGGAGTGTTTTACCTAACCAATCAGTGTGAGTTAGATTCTTAATTTCTCCAGAATCATTACAAAAGTATTGAAAACCTCTTTTAGTTGATGCAATCTGGATCCACACAAAGCACACACAAAATGTACTACGCTTTACTTTATACATCTTCAGGTAACAAACTTTGTTGCCTTTATGCTTCAAAGAAGCAACTACAGCTTAGTGCTGAACAAGGGGATTTTTATGAAACATCATGAGCAGATAGAGATTGAGGCAGCTAAAGTCGTCGCCGAACTCTTTGCTGGCAATGCATCTCCAATGGAAACCTTTGGTATTACATGGAGTCAAACTCAGATGTTAGAGCGTAAGAATCCTGGTGTAGTGATCAAACTAGTACCGGATGACGGTAAAAAACTTGCGTATTGCTGATAATTTTTAAAGATTTTTTCAGCTAGAGAATCGATTATTTTACTATAAGTCGCGAAGGAGCCCCACAGATTGTGGGGCTTTTTGTTTCATCTTAGTTAGCCGTTATTCACATTCACTACTTTGCTACTTATCCATTGTAAAAATAAATCGTGAATTATTTCATGGCTTATTGTTAGTGTTCTATCAATTTTGTGTGTGATATTCCATTGGCGTGGTTATTATCTGTGCATCGCACTTAAATGTATAAAGCTCACTAGTTGAGACAATCCTACCACCAGTTGGTGGTATCTCATGATTCACTGAATTGCAAATCTTCTGAATTGCTGGATGAGTTTAAATCTCTCCGGCGCTATTTCTCCGTATCAGTCTCCGTGCCTTATACCGATGTCTGGATGCATAAACCCGTTCAGTTCTACCCGGGTAAACATCCGTGTGAGAAACCGGCGGATATGCTCAGGCAAATAATCAATGCCAGTAGTCGACCTGGTGATCTGGTTGCTGATTTTTTTATGGGCTCCGGTTCCACAATAAAAGCAGCAATGGCGTTGGGGCGTCGGGCCTTAGGTGTTGAGCTTGAGTCAGAGCGGTTTAACCAGACAGTGAAAGAGATAAACGAGCTGGTGGGGAAATAATCTGGTGGCCACGTAGGTGGCCTTTTTATTTCCATTACACAGCACCCGCATCTGCGAGGTGGGGTTATGAAATCCATGGATAAGTTAACAACGGGTGTCGCCTATGGCACCTCAGCAGGTAGTGCCGGGTACTGGTTTTTACAGTTGCTCGATAAAGTCACGCCCTCACAGTGGGCGGCAATAGGTGTGCTAGGTAGTCTGGTATTTGGCTTGCTGACGTATCTGACAAACCTTTATTTCAAGATTAAAGAAGATAAGCGTAAGGCTGCGAGAGGTGAATAATGTCGCCATCATTACGCAAGGCTGTTGCTGCTGCTATTGGTGGTGGGGCTGTTGCCATAGCGTCTGTGCTCATCACTGGTCCGAGTGGTGACGATGGCCTGGAAGGTGTCAGCTACATACCATACNAAGATATCGTTGGCGTATGGACTGTATGTCACGGACACACCGGAAAAGACATCATGCNNGGTAAAACGTATACCGAAGCAGAATGCAAAGCCCTCCTGAATAAAGACCTTGCCACGGTCGCCAGACAAATTAACCCGTACATCAAAGTCGATATACCGGAAACAACGCGCGGCGCTCTTTACTCGTTCGTCTACAACGTGGGTGCTGGCAATTTCAGAACATCGACGCTTCTTCGCAAAATCAACCAGGGCGATATCAAAGGCGCATGTGACCAGCTACGTCGCTGGACATACGCTGGCGGTAAGCAATGGAAAGGCCTGATGACTCGTCGTGAGATTGAGCGTGAAGTCTGTTTGTGGGGGCAACAATGAGCAGAGTAACCGCGATTATCTCCGCTCTGGTTATCTGCATCATCGTCTGCCTGTCGTGGGCGGTCAATCATTACCGTGATAACGCCATCGCCTACAAAGAACAGCGTGATAAAAAAGTCAGTGAGCTGAAGCAGGCGACCGCCACCATCGCTGACATGCAGCAGCGTCAGCGTGATGTTGCTGCGATCGATGCAAAATACACGAAGGAGTTAGCCGATGCGAAAACTGAAAATGAAACTCTGCGCGCTGATGTTGCCGCTGGTCGTAAGCGCCTGCGGGTCAATGCCAGTTGCTCCGCAGCCGTGCGTGAAGCCACCGGACCCACCAGCATGGATAATGCAACCAGCCCCCGACTGGCAGACACCGCTGAACGGGATTATTTCACCCTCAGAGAACGGTTGATGACGATGCAGAAGCAACTGGAAGGGGCGCAGGAATATATCCGCACCCAGCGCATTAAGTAGCTGGAGAAAAAACACGAATCTGTGGTTTTTACTGAGCGCGGTGTACACGGTGGAACATATGGCGGGAAGTTTGTTGCTTATGATTATGCAGCATGGCTAAACCCCGGATTTAAATATGCAGCCTATAAAGTCCTGGATGACTACTTCACCGGAGAACTTCAGCATCGCAACAGCTTAAGTGCGCAGCTCAATATGAAGTGTCATGAGTTTGATCAGAAAAAAGATATGGCGAGCTTCTGTGGACAAGGGCTGGCGGCATGGCGCTATACGAAGCCAGTGTTGGTCGCTGAGATTAACTCCCTGGCTAACCAGCTGCAGATAACGATCCCCGGGCTGTCCGGTATTTGCCGGTATGAAATTACCGGAAGGCGCGGTCGTTACTGAGTAAGAGCAGGCATTACAGCAGCCCTTCACTGAGGGGCTGCGATAATGTGAGGAATAAAAAACCGGCAGGGGAAATCCATTGAAGATTTGCCGGTGGCAAAAGATGGCCATGCTTTTAACCTTAGTAGCAGAGCTACGGAGTTCAACAACGACCGTCGCCGTTATCTTGCTGAAAGGCGTTTCAATGATTTTCATCAATTTATTCATCAGCAATGGTGATAATCACTCTCATTTTGGCGGGTCCTTCCGGTGGGGTGGCCTGCCACGGGGCGGGAGCGTCGCGGAAAAAGGCTAGTTTTTGAAATTTCATTCGTCATCACCACTACTGTAATGCATTGATATTAAATTGGTTTTATTTTTATGGTGTCGATTTTGATTGTTTTTTGTTCATCACTAACACCGTTTGCCTAAAGTTGTTCGCAAGATGCATGTTTAAAACATTCTGGAGCGGGTATGGATCGAGAGTTAAAAAATATGACGCTGAATATCAGTCAACTGGCGGCACTGTCAGGTGTACATCGCCAGACTGCTGCGGCAAGGCTGCAAAATCTACCCGTTGCAGGGGGGCATGAAAGCAACCTCAAGCTTTATCGGGTGGTTGATATTGTGTCGGCATTTCTGGCATTACCACCGCCGGTTGCAGAAGGCGAAATGGACGCGCATGAGCGCAAAGCCTGGTATCAGTCTGAACGTGAGCGTCTTAAGTTCGAACAGGAAACGGCGCAACTCATTCCGGCCAGTGATGTCAGACGGGAGTTTGCCATCTGGGCAAAAGCGGTCGTGCAGGTGCTGGAGACATTACCGGATATTCTGGAACGTGACTGCGGTCTGCAGCCTGCCGCTGTGAGCCGTGTTCAGTCCATTATTGATGATCTGCGCGATCAGATAGCCCTGCGGGTGACCGAAGCAGGTGCGGATGATGAGGAGGAATTACAGCAGGAGGAGTAATGCTGAATCAGGAAACCGCAAAGGCAGCACGAACCGATTCAGGTTATATCCTTCGCGCACCGAGGCGAATGCGGGTTGCTGATGCCGTTGCTCAGTATATGCGGGTGCCCATGGGGGCAGGGAACTCAGTCCCGTGGGATCCGCTGGTGGCACCGTATGTTATTGAGCCGATGAACTGCCTGGCCTCGCGTGAATACGACGCAGTGATATTTGTTGGCCCGGCACGAACCGGCAAGACTATCGGCCTGATTGACGGCTGGGTGATTTACAACGTGATTTGCGATCCTGCTGATATGCTGATCATTCAGATGACGGAGGAAAAAGCCCGCGAACACTCCAAAAAACGACTCGCCAGAACGTTTCGCGTCAGCCCGGAAGTGGTCAGTCGCCTGAGTCCGAACAAAAATGACAACAACGTTTATGACAGAACATTCCTTGCTGGTAACTACCTGAAAATCGGCTGGCCGTCAGTCAATATCATGTCCTCATCAGATTATAAATGCGTCGCGCTGACGGATTATGACCGTTTTCCGGAAGATATTGATGGCGAGGGGGATGCTTTCTCTCTTGCCTCAAAACGTACCACAACATTTATGTCCAGTGGTATGACGCTGGTGGAGAGTTCCCCCGGCAGGGATGTGAAGGATGTGAAATGGCGACGGACTTCACCGCATGAGGCTCCACCAACCACGGGGATCCTGTCGCTCTATAACCGTGGCGATCGCCGTCGCTGGTACTGGCCCTGTCCACACTGTGGTGAGTATTTTCAGCCCTGCGGCGATGTGGTTGCTGGTTTCCGTGATATTGCCGATCCCGTGCTGGCAAGTGAGGCGGCTTATATTCAGTGTCCTTCCTGTTCAGGACGGATTATGCCTGAACAAAAACGTGAGCTGAACGGACGTGGGGTCTGGTTGCGGGATGGTGAATCCATCAATGCGGATGGTAGTCGTTATGGTGATCCCCGACGCTCACGTATTGCGTCATTCTGGATGGAGGGTCCGGCAGCTGCTTACCAGACACTCTCGCAACTCGTTTACAAACTGCTTACTGCAGAACAGGAATACGAGACAACCGGAAGTGAAGAAACACTCAAGACGGTTATCAATACTGACTGGGGATTACCTTATCTTCCCCGCGCCAGCATGGAGCAACGAAAAAGTGAACTGCTTGAGCAGCGGGCAGAGCCAGTTCCTTCCCGCAGTGTGCCGGATGGCGTTAATTTCCTTGTGGCGACAGTGGATGTGCAGGCGGGACGTCATCGCCGTTTTGTGGTTCAGGTAACGGGCTATGGCAGTCGTGGCGAACGCTGGATTATTGATCGTTACAACATCACGCAGTCATTGCGCAGTGACTGCGACGGGGAGAGCCAGCGAATTGATCCGGCCAGCTATCCGGAAGACTGGGATGTCCTGCTGACGGATGTTTTTCATAAAAGCTGGCCGCTGGCCTCCGATCCTTCTCAACAAATGCGACTGATGGCAATGGCGGTGGACTCCGGCGGTGAAGACGGGGTCACTGATAATGCCTATAAATTTTGGCGTCGTTGCCGTCGTGATGGCCTTGGTAAACGTATTTACCTGTTTAAGGGTGACAGCATCCGGCGCGCAAAACTGATCAGCCGTACATTCCCTGATAACACCGGACGAACGGGCCGCCGGGCGCAGGCCGCAGGTGATGTGCCGCTCTGGCTTCTTCAGACGGATGCCCTGAAAGACCGGGTGAATAACGCGTTATGGCGTGACTCGCCAGGTCCAGGCTATGTGCATTTCCCTGACTGGCTGGGGAGCTGGTTTTACGACGAACTGACGTATGAAGAGCGGAGCAGTGACGGGAAATGGAGTAAGCCGGGTCGCGGTGCCAACGAAGCTTTTGACCTGATGGTGTATGCCGAGGCTCTGGTCATTCTGCATGGATACGAAAAGATCCGCTGGCCGGATGCACCGGAGTGGGCGAGCCGGGAAACCTGGCTGGAGTGTGTCCAGGACAGTACCGAACCGTCATCCTCACCGGAACCGGTATCCACGCCTGTTAAAAAACAAAAACGGAAGAAAACAGTAACTGACGATGTTAACCCCTGGCTGACTTCCGGAGGATGGTTATGAACCAGAATGATATCGAAGCCATGATTCAGCGTTATACGGAAGCTGAAATGGCGGTGCTGGACGGAAAATCCGTCACCTTTAATGGTCAGCAGATGACCATGGAAAACTTATCTGAGATCCGGCAGGGACGGCAGGAGTGGGAGCGCCGCCTTGCGGCTCTGATTACACGACGACGGGGGCATCCCGGGTACCGGCTGGCGAGGTTCTGATGGCAATTCTTGATGATGTGATTGGCGTTTTTTCACCAGGATGGAAAGCGGCAAGGCTGCGTTCCCGTGCGGTGATCCAGGCTTATGAGGCCGTAAAAACGACGCGGACACACAAAGCCCGACGGGAGAACCGAACTGCCGACCAGTTAAGCCAGTACGGGGCCGTGTCGTTACGTGAGCAGGCCCGTTACCTTGATAACAACCACGATCTGGTCATTGGTGTATTTGACAAGCTGGAAGAACGGGTGGTGGGGAAAAACGGGATTATTGTCGAGCCACATCCGGTATTACGCAATGGGGCCATTGCCCGTGACCTGGCTGCGGAGATTCGCACCCGATGGAGTGAATGGTCTGTCAGCCCGGAAGTCACCGGGCAGTTTACCCGTCCGATGCTGGAACGTCTGATGCTGCGTACCTGGCTGCGCGATGGTGAGGTGTTTGCCCAGATGGTTTCCGGGCGCATAAACAGCCTGACGCCTTCTGCCGGTGTTCATTTCTGGCTGGAGGCGCTCGAGCCAGACTTTATTCCCATGACCAGTGATGAGAGCAACAGGCTGAATCAGGGCGTGTTTGTTGATGACTGGGGGCGTCCCGAAAAATATCTGGTGTATAAAAGCCGTCCCGTATCCGGACGGCAGATGGAAACCAAAGAAGTGGATGCAGAGCGAATGCTGCATCTTAAATTTGTTCGCCGTCTGCACCAGATGCGCGGGACGTCTTTGTTGTCCGGTGTGCTGATCCGCCTCAGTGCCCTGAAAGAGTATGAAGATTCTGAGCTGACTGCAGCAAGGATCGCCGCTGCTCTGGGGATGTACATCCGGAAAGGCGACGGGCAAAGCTATGAATCGGATGGTAATGGCAGCAAGGAGAATGAACGCGAGCTTACCATTCAGCCAGGCATTATTTACGACGATCTGAAACCCGGCGAAGAAATCGGAATGGTGAAGTCGGATCG